TAACCATTTGTTGGTAATGATAGCCCACTGGAGGAGGTGCATAACCCGGTTGCGGTACCACCATTGGAGGTTGTGTGTAAACAACTGCAGGCGGTTGCTCAACAACCACTGTGCGAGGTTGTGCCAACTCGTATCCAATTACTCCGCCAATTAAAGCAGGTGCTACCCAACCACCACTGTATCCATGATGGTAATAGCCACCGCGATAGCAACAGCCTTCGGCACTGGCAGTTAGGCTCAATGCTAGAATGAATAGTGATAGAATTTTTTTCATGTTACACTCCTTTTAAGTAGTATACAATATTTATTTGTTAAAGTCTATGATTTAGGGTTAAGCACCAGCGGCACGTTTGGCCATTTTGCTAACTGTGGCTTCCGGATTGGCGCCACCGCCTGTTCCGCCTCCAGCACCCCCAGTTTCTGCTCCGGTATCACTACCTTGGATTTGACTGTCAGGTTCTGTAAAGTAAACATAGTTTACACTGGTCTTTGCATCAGGCTCGACTTTTTCAACTACGTCATTAAACTGCCCAGACTTGATTGCATCGTTTAGATCAGTCCAACGGAAACTATTATCACCACGCAATGCATTTACCGCATGAACTACATCTTCGGCTGACTTACGAGGAATAAGTCCGGTGTTTATTAGTTCTTCTCTCATTGAGACAAGAACATTCATGATATCTGCATAACCGTGTGCGTCGGCTAAATCTTCATGATTGACATCTTGTGAGCCATCTAGGTCCTCACGAATGATTTCTCTTATACGCATATTAACGGCGCTCGCGTCCTAATTCTGGTTCAGCATTTGCAGGCTCAGCATCCATATCTGTGTCTAGATCACTTTCTGGACCAGCCATATCAGCAGCGCCCATGCCCATATCTGCACCACCTAGGCCAGCATCGGCACCCATGCCCATATCCATACCGCCGCCCATACCAGGAGCTTGGTCGCCGGCTAGTTGTAGTACTGCTTGTTCTGCTTGGTCTTTGCCACTAGATGCAGCTTGATATAATGTGTCTAATACACCCTTAATTGAAGTTTTAAATGCTTCACTTTGTTCCATGCCAATTTGGTCACGTATTGATCCAACCAGTGCTGGCAATTGTTCGTTTTGCATTTTACCAATACGCTCAACCATGTCTTGCATACTGTCAACGATATCTTGTGCAGCCAGTTTAGCCTCGCTTGCACCAATCTCGCTTTCAAATAAACCTTCTTCGCTATTAAGCCATTTTGATAGTCCTTCTTTGACTAGCATTAGCTCAACATACTTGGGATTCTTTTCCACTGTATGTGCACCATAGCTTTTGCGAATACTTTGCATATCTTCGCTGATAGCTTGGTGTAATCTTTTTGCTTTAGCGTAAGATAAATTATCGTAATCAATTGAAAACCCAAAGCGGCTTTCCATTACTTTGTTAATTTTTCGAGGTGTTATCTCGGTATGCATTTCAGTGAGTCTCATATTATAAATCCCATATTTTATTATATTTAGCAGTTAGATAGATTTTTGATATTTCAATTCGGGCCTGTTCTAGCGTTTTCTCGGCTATTTCTAGCCTAGCTTGCCTGATATCTATAGTATCATAATCTTTCTGTATCTGCGCCTTGGTAATACGATTTCTCCAGGCCTGGATATCTGCATAATTTTTATTTATTTCAGTATCCAACTTTAGAATTGTATCTGCGGTTTTGTAGTGGCGCTTGAGCGTATAAATTGCATAAAGTACTGCGCTACGCTTATCTTCAAAGGTGTGTACCAATCCTTGTTCTGTTGCTACATCACATTTTTTATTTTTGTAGACTCGCAATACAAATGTGCCAATTTTATACCCAGATTTAATAGGGATACAAATTGGCAATTGTGAGGTTTGTATTTTACGTAATTCTGTCTTGGTCCAGTGCTGGATATAATCGGCGGCCGAGTCAACAAACTTGCTAACTTCTTGGGGCATATTATCTTTAACGGGTTTTTTTCTTGTATGTTGTTTGGCCATTTTCAGTACGGCGATATAAAATATCTTGTGCCGTTAGTTGACGTGCTACTTCTTGCTCGCGTTCATTGAGTTTATTTTTGAATATCGTAGGTTCAACATCAAATCTATTTAATAGATCTGCTTGCTCATTATTAATTGGCATTTGTATTTTGTTGAGTAGTTCTACGTAGCGCATACTTTATTTAGTAGCGATGTGTACACCCAACGTGATTAATCCGGTGATTAGAACCCCGATTATTGTGGTTCCGATTGTGACTAGAGTTTTGTACTGACTGCTGTCTTGATTGCTCAATGTTGTTTTGATATCCACAAGATGGTTCTCAACCTTGTCCATACGGTCTTCTAGACTGTTTAGTTTATTTTCCAAACTGTTATACCTTTCAGCACATAACTCTACGTGCGCCTCTAGGCTTTTCTTTTCAATATTGGTTCCGGCCATTATGTTTCTCGTGGTTATTCGACGCTTCTAACGTGTGCCTTGATGTGTGCCGTAAAGTGAGCCTAAGTGGTGCCTGAGCATCTAGAGTATTTATTGCTCGGCGTGTTGAACGAAATATACGTTTTTAATTGCGCCGTAAGGATAAAAGATAGGTAGCATAAATCTGCCTGTTTCTCCAAGTCCTGTAATGATTGGTACTTGTTCGAAATCTTGCAACAGTCCACCAAGTGGTTTATTGGGCAAATCATAAACATCAGATTTTTCTGTTGCCCATGTCCAATGCCATACTGTATGATTGCCTTCAAAGTAGTCGCCAAACTTTAACACATCAGTAGGCACTTCTTGATAAATTTTAGGCTCTTTTATGTGCAGGGGTTGTGTACGCAAACTCATACATTGTAGTACTGTTTCCCAATTGCGTTGTTGGTTACGTTTGATGTCATCAGGATTGACGCTACGTATTACATGAGTTGGAGTAATATCAACTAATGTGTAACCAGTAAAAAATTGTAATCCTGTGTTGCTCATAGTGTATTTAGCAGCCAAGAAAAAAGGCACAAAAATGTGCCTTCATTCTTAGTTTAAAAACTATTAAGCTAGTTTGAAACCGCTTGATGTTACGCTAATACCAGCAGCCCAAATGTTACCAGCAACACCAATGTTACCAGCGCTGTTTAGAGCTTGTAAACGTGTTGTTAGTGCTGTTGCAACTGTAGTTGGTGAATTGTTTGTACCAGCAGTAGTAGCAGAACCTTGAGCCCCTGCACCTGATGCTTCTAACAATACAGAAATTTGGTTGCTTGTTGTTCCACCAGTTGTTTCAACTTGGTACATAACGATTGTAGAGTCAACCCCAATGCTACGTAGAATTGTTTCTACTGCACCACCAGTTACTGTTTCTAGAGCAACGTTACCTGCTGAACTAGTTGCAGTAATTTTGAATGCCATTGGAGGCTTTGTTAAACCTGTAGCAATAATTGCACCAGTACCGATGCTGTTTAGGTTGTTATCAACGTTAACAATACCGTTTGAATCACCTGTGTATCTTGTCTGAATAGCCATTTTGTTTTCCTTTTAAAATAATGAGTTCATCTAGAACTACATGCATTTATTTAGTTCTTTTTTAAAAAACTTGGGCAATTACTTGTTAAAATGCGCCTTGCCAAATACACCGCGATTTACTAGTTTTATTAGTCCCACGCCTTTAGCGTCAACTACAAAGCCCTCCCCAGCTCGTTTGCCGTTGGTCCACTGCTCAAATCCAGTTACTTGTTTTTCAAGTTGATCTGCTAGTGATACTTTGTACTGATAAATGGCATTCCATGTATCCTGTAATGCTTTATATCCATCAGCATTGTTTTCTAAGTAACCTGGCACTGTTTCGCCGTTGGCATCTTGATAGCCAAGTAGACTTTTGATTTGCTTTCCGCTTATTTTATTCTTTGGATCACGTAGGTAATCCCCAACATCAAGTTGAGTTTGGCCTGTAATTTTACGATTAAAGTAGGTTTTTAGTGCGGCTTGTGCAACTCCATCCATGCCTTTTAAAAATTGCTCTGCGGCTTGTGCTACAGGACCATTAACTGCCGCTTCTGCTTTTTTTCTTAAATTTACAGGATCGGCTAGAGCAAAATTTATTCCAGCCTTGGGTGCAATAATTGCTACGTTACTGTTGTTTGCTAGTCCAGTTTTGCCATCCCAAGGAGCACCGTCTCGTTGATGTACGACTAGTACTGCAACTTTTCCCTTGATAATTTGACCTATAGGACTACTTGGAGGAATACGATATGTAACTGTAGTAGGCTGGAATTCGTACATACCATTGACTAGTGGCAATGCTTTTCCATTACTACTTACTGCCATCAAGTCACCTTTATATGTGCCCGGGGCAATTACTGAGGCTTCTAGTCCTTTCCATATTGTTTGTATCTTTGCATACAAATCATTACGATTGGCCCCACGTGCTTGATCGTATTCAACCCACTGTTCGGGACTAGTAGGATAAACTCCTTTTTTAGGCATATACTTGTCTGCACAGAAAAATTTTCCCTGTGCATTGCGCCCAAATATTAATGCTATACCACCATCCCATTTGATGCTGATACTGCCGGGATCTTTAATTACTTCTGCCATTCCAGCAACGTACTTTTTTGCTTCTTGTACACCATCAAATATAGTATCTTCGGGATGTGGGATGCGTGGGCCTTCTTCTGCAGCAGCTTCAAATAAACTTTGAATAAAGTTTAATTTCATAGAGTTTTCATCCAGGCAGCAGTATGTATAGGTGCAGTCTCGGGCAATTGTATATTATCATGTGCTAATGTTTCGCGTGCCTTGGCAACCAATTGTTCATAGTCAGGACGTTTGCTAATAGCTTCAATAATGTCGTCGGCAGTATTAAGTTTACTAATGGGTATTCCAGTTAATTTGCTTAATGTACGTGGATCTTTCCCGCCTTCAATGGTTGTTGGCTTTTTGGGATTAACGCTCTTGTCAATAATACCGTTTTTGTAACTCCAAGTATAATTGGGGTTAATTGCAGAAACAATACTTGCAAGTATAATGTGTCGTGCCATGCCTTTGTATGGACTATTCTCACGCCCACCTTTCATAGCAAATGCTTGCCACTTGGGATCGCCAAACATAAAGTCAGTTTGTGCAAAGCCATTTTTAACATCGCCATTGATAGGAGTTTTGAAGTGTACACTATCTCCGCTCATTGCAACCCAGCCATCTCTAAAGTCTTTTCGGTTTTCAATTTGCTCTTGAGGAATACCCTGTTGCAAACACCATTTGATTAGTATTGCTTTTAATTCTTCTTTGGTAATAGATTTATCATCAACGCTTAGGTCCAAGTCGCCACTGCTACCTGGTTCTTTTTCTGTGCCTTTTTTACGTCCGGTTGTGCCTAACCATTTAGTAGGATAACCTTCTTTGTCTTTTTCTTGAGTAAAGTCTAAACCAGTAATTTTCTCTAACCAACTTATGGTACTAGGAATCTCAGTGGTCATAATACGTCTAGCAACTTGATTGCCCTCTGCATCTTTAAAAACATTTTGGCTTTCTGTTAATTGTTCTCGTGCTTCTTGCAACTTCATCTTACGCCATAGTATGTCGGCTAGATCAATACCTTCGTTGGTACTGCCAGGTGTTGCTGGTGCTTTGGCTTTTGCAGTGTTGGCTTTGATTCGTTTCATCATTGCACTACGTGCGGCACGCCCACCTTGTTTTGCCTGGGGTTGTGCAACAGGCGCTGGCGTTGGTTGGGTTGTTGCAGGCGCTGCTGGGTTACGATTATTTTTCCAAACTGCAGGAGGCTCTGCAGTTTGTGGTTGTGGAGCAGTTTGTGGTTGTGCTTGTGGCACTGACTTTGTTGGCGATTGAGGAATACTTTGGTCGTGTTGTTTACTCAAAAATTCTTGGAAGCTTTCGTGCGGTACTTTTCCTGTAGCCAAGTGACTCCATTGGCCATTGTCATTTAATCCGTAGTCTTTGTTTTGATACTTTATAATAATAGGTTCTTGACTAACAATCTGCACTCCTGGTGCCATGTCATGCTTCTCAACATCTTTAGCACCGTGTGCGGCATTACCTTGTGCAACAACACCTTGTTGTCCACCTTGTGGCGTTTGTGTAGCGCCACCTGCATTGGGTGCGCCTGAGTAGCCCAAATCTCGAGTTTTCCAAATTCCGGCGTATTTTTTAATATACGCTTGTACTCCAGCTGGAGTCATGTTTGGAGGTAGGTCAACTTCTTCAGGATTTAGAACTACACCTTTGCCTTCAGTGCCATTTTTAAAATGATTTGCCACATAGTTTTGTAATGCCTCGTGATCATCCTTTAAGCTGGGATTTAGTTTTACCAGTTGATTCCAACGATCGGTGCTGATTTTAACCAACTGATCAAAGTTCTTGTCGTCTTGACTTTTTCCAAATCCAAAAATTTCAGTTATTTTCACTTTTCCACTCTCCCAATTCCGCGTTTGAATTTTGAAGGATCTTGTGTACGTATACTGTTTACTAGTCTACGTTCCAACTCCTCGGCCTGCTCGGGTTCGTAGTTTTCACGTATGTAATTGATAAGGTTAATTGCGCCCTGTATCACGTGGCTAGCACGTGATTCCACTAAACTTCCACGGTCTCGTTGTGTAAGTAGCGTATCTAATTCGTCTAAAATACTGCGAGCTCGCTTTTGCAAGATTTCACTCCAATTTATGTTATATTTATATGATTCCGCAAACATCATCACAGATGACTAAACGACCAGATTCATAAGTTTTCGCATCCCAACAAGCTTCAATATTAGAAAACCACTCAATACATTCACTTAGGGTATATTTTAATGCATTATTTTTACTAATTAAAGGGACCAGTTGTGCATTTGCGGCTTGGTGATACTGCCCGGCACCATAGGTTTTAGGGTAAAATCCAGTAAAACAACAAGGGCTCACATCACCGTTTGCAGCCACATACACGGATTTTCTTTGCTTGGTTTTGCAGTTTATTTTATTTTTAGGTTTTCTGCCGGGAGTAATATCTTCTAGTAAAATTAAATCTGTCTTTTTCTTATGGAATAAAACCTTAAATTCTGTCTCGCCTGAATAATTACCCAGTACATGAGTAAGTTCACCATGTTTATTAAATACTGGTGCTGTATTTCGCCCATCGTCAACTAAAGAAAACCCACTAAATCCCATTTCCTTTGACATTGTTCGACATGCATCAATTTGGTGAAGATTATGTTTAAACTTAATAAATTTCCATGTAGCAACTCCACCAGCAGATATAAACATCTGGGCATTTTTAATAACAGTAGTCCACGATGTATTTTGCCTATATAGATGATGAGTATCTTCTAATCCATCTATACAAAATAAAACTCTTGCTTTATTTCTTGCCAGTTGTTGCCAAAATTCTTTTGACCTAGCAGATCCGTTGGTGCTAATGGTTATGATTAAATTAGGGTTGGAGTTATGAAAATATTCAACTATATCAGCACCTTCGGGATTCATAACAATGTCGCCAAAATTTCCATTTATCATTAGGCTTTTTAATTGTTGTAAAAAATTTAATTCAAATATCTTTTTAGCATGATCTAATGTTAGATTTATCTCAGGATATCCACCATTGTGTGGATAGCCCCAAAATGTTCTTGGACACCAAGGGCAACTGGCATTACATAAACTTGATATTTCAAGATGTACATCTTTTATATCGTTGTACGCAATCATTCTGATTTACTCTTTAGTCCTGCCAACATGCTTTTGAGTTTACTACTTTGTACTTCGGCACTGACTGTGGGTATGTCCAATCCTGTTCCGGGTCGGGCCTCGGGTCTAGGCAATGTTTTAGTATCGCCACGGATTTGATCCATGATACTGGCCTTGGGTGGCCCAAATCCGGTTTCGTTAGCATCTGGCCCGGGGTCGGTGATACGCATGGTTTCAATGTTGTATTCAAGATCAATCTTGTTGCCTACACCTGTACTCGATCTTGACTTCATGCACTGTATTTGATACTTGCCACGTTCACGCATAGCACGACTAGTAAAGATGCCAAACACATTATCTGCTGTATTAATTTTACTAATACCACCAGCAATATGACTATGGTCAAATTCTACTTCTTCAACTGCACTACGATTAAGTTGACTTGCAGTTACCAACAGTATGTTTAGTTCTTTGGCCAAGTTACGCAATTCTTCTGCCACATACTTGTCTTTGATAAACTGATCGTTAGGGTTAACTTTAACACTCACTGGCATCACTAAGTCTAAATAATCCACCATGACAAAGTCAACTTTTATTCCAGTTTGTATTTGTACTTCTTTTAAGTAACTACGAATATCGTTTACGTTACTTTGTGCTGGCAATGCTTTGACTCTATACTGTCCGGACTTTTTGCTTACAAGTCTAACCTTCATTGTGGTTGTGTCAATGTCTTTGCGTATGTCTTTTGTGCCAGTACCAGTTAACATTGCATCTGTTCTCAAACTTGTTAATTCTTCACTAAGCTCTAAAGTAATGTAAACACCACTTAAACCTGCTTGTAGCCAGCTGAGTGCTATGTTCATCATTACAAGACTTTTACCTGAACCTGAACCTCCGGCAAATATGTTTAGTTCACCTCTGCTAAATCCACCATACAATAGCCTATCCATTTGTGGCCAGCCTGTGCTAACTTGTCCGCCACTGTTAAAATACTTGTTGATACGTGCCGCGGGGTCTGCAAAGTAATCTGTTCCCATATCCTTTTGCAAACTAATTTGTACTGCATCCTTAATTAATTTTTCTACAGGATCATAATCACCTTTTTCCAACATGTCTGCGGCTTTTAAAATAGCACGTTCAAGTTCTTGACGCTTAGTAAAGCCTTCAAACTCTTGCATAAACCACTCATAGTGTCCTTCATTTAGTTCGGGTACTGGCCGTAGTTCTACTCCTGTTGTGGCTTTTATCTGCTCCAGCGTCGGCATAGTTTTGTGCGTGTCTGTATGCGTTTTAATAAACTCTGCAACTGCTCGTAAACTTCTATCAAAGTTCTCGGGATTGTAAATGTTTTGCACACGTACATAACTTGATGCATCCTGCATCATCATTTCTAAAAATAGTTTTTGTAAATCTGGTGTATATTCTTTTATTGTCATAGTTGATTATTTAATTTCTTCTTCATTAACTCAATTTTTAAACGACTTGTCTCTCGAGCTTCAAGTATGCTTTTTAACACAAACAATTTGCCATACTTGATCACTGCTGCATTGATATCTTTAAATGTGCCAAACCATAATGGAAAAGAGACGCTCCATCCAAATTCTTGTGCATCACTAACAAGCTTCATTCCTGCTCGGTCATAGTCAGGTACCACAATAACTTCCCGTCCCAAACTGTCAATTATGTCGGCTTGTTGCTCGCTACATTCATTGCTTAGTACCGCTACGCCATCTACGGCCATTGCATCTAGAGGGCCTTCACACACAATGACAAATTTAGCATTGGGCAACTGTCGGTCTGTGTTAAACACATAGTTGGCGTCGTATTGACTATAGTACTTGGGCTTGACTTGTGCGTCAAATGCTCTTGCCGTATATCCAATAATTTCATTCTGCCAAGTAAATGGAATTATAACTCGTCGATGTAAATTATACTGTTGTTCTGTGGTATAGTAGCACTCATATTTTTGTAAATCTATTGCACGTTGTGCCATATACAACACAGGCGCATGATGTGCTGGTGTATCGGCGTTGTCTGCTAGTTTATGAAATGTTTCCATTGCCATAAAACTCTGTGCTTCCGCAGGCAAAGGGCGGGGTTTGAATACAATCGCTTCTTTGTGTTCTTCCGGTTGATCGGGATCAACTAGTTCTTTAATACGTATAGCATCAATGACTAATCGCTTGACAGTATTGTCATCTGCTCCCAACCACGTTAATAGTTTACGGAACTTGTAGTTTAAATGTCTGCCGGGAGTATAGTTGGCAGTATAGTTGCAGTTAAAACAACTGTAGGATATAGCACCATTGGGATTGGTAATGATACCGCCACGTCCACGAGTGTCCTGCGTTTCGCCTCGATTGTGACAACAAACTGCATTGAAACTGATCCATCCCGACACCGAGTTTGTTTTCCTTTTTCCGGGAAGTAAACTGTTTACAGCATCAAGAATCGAATTAAGCATCCTACTATTATATAGGAAACTCGGAACAAGATCAAGTGGTTAGAATGTCTGTTTCCAAGTGGTGGAGTCCACTTTGGTCCATATGGCTTGGACGTTGCTCCAAGTATTAGTGGCGGTTTTGACTCGTACGTTGGCTAGATAGCTCCAAGTATTTGCGGCGGTTTTTACGGTTGTTCCGCCACTGGATACCATTTGATAAACTACATTGCCGAACGGCACTCCTAGTCCAGTTACTGGATCCCAATTTGAACTTGCGGCGTATCCGTTTGAGTAAGATACTGTAGCGTTATTTCCTGTAGTTATATCATAGTAAGCATTTAAGTTTCCGTACAGGATAGGATGGATAGCATTAGGGATAGGTCGGCGACCACCGTTTAAGGACATAAATCTGGCCAACATTCCGGCCATAATAGGTGTGGCGGCGCTAGTTCCACCAAAACCGGTTATGGTATTACCAAACCATAGTCCGTATGTATTCATTGGACCTGCTATGTCTGGTACTCCTCGAGTAGTCAAAGTGATAGGGGCACTTGTGCTTGCGTTTGCCGCAAAATATCTTTTATATGTTAAATTAGTTTGCCAACTTGGCACAGTAATAAAATTACTAATGCCGCCTCCGCTTCCCCATCCCGATGGATACCCAGCATCGTTAAAATCAACGGTTTCTGTTAATCGTAAATTTCCAGCAGTTAGTTGCAAGTTAGTGCCGCCAACTGACACAACATTAGAACTTGTTGATGGATAATTAGCTGATGTCACATTGGCTGCAACGTTTGACCCGATACTACCGTAATCTCCTGACGCTACTAATACTGTAATACCTTTGGAAGCGGCGTTTGCTAATGGAGCTGATAAAAAATCGCCACAATAAGTGGCACTTACATTACTAAGTATCTCTTGGGCCGCCCAACTAATACTAATAATATCACAATTATCGTTTACAGCACGATTAAGTACGTTAGCGAATCCTCGGGTGCTATTCAAACCTGCGGCAGTGGCCGCATTAGAAAAATAATAATTTCCGGTGTCAACGCCGGTATAAATTACAATATTCGCGCCAGGTGCCATTCCGGCTACACAATACAAATCTAAAGTATTTTCGCCACTTAATCCATCTGACGTACTAAATGTATTTGCGGCGTTATCAACTATGATACTAGTAATAGGTTGAGAAAGTGTTACGCCAATGTTTGACAGAGATTTTTGTAAATCACCTGGCCACCATCCGCCACCCAGACTAATAATACCAATTTTTACATTGGCACCAGTGCTTGCTGGGATATTATATGCTGTGGCAATCTGCGGAGGTGTTAATCCTGCCTGATTAACATTAGTGTATTCAGGATAGGATGTTATTGATGTAATACACGAAAATGCGTTAGCTATCATATTTTAGAACGTCTGATACCAAATATCGCCAATGTTACCTTGGCTGCTGGTTGGTGCCGCATTAACAACATATACGTTACGTGCCAAATTAGACACCACTGCTATGTTGCCATTGGACCTTACGTCGCCAGTTACAGTGATGTTGCCAGCCGCAATATTACCGGTTGATGTGGTCAAGTAGGCCGCCGTGTTGGTATTTGAATATGTACCGGTAGTGGTAATAAACGTAGTGTTGGCATAGGTATAAAAACTACCAACGTTGGCCTGTAATGTTGTAATGTTGGAACTAAATGCAACATCATTTGCCTGTATGCTGGTAATGATACTAGATGTTGGCAAGTATTGAGCAACTTGTGTATTACCGTAAGTAATAATAGGACTGTACCCACCAATTACTTGAATGTCAAACCAAGTATTGTTAAAATATAAATATGGCGCCCATCCTCCTGTGTCAACATGAAAACGTAATTGAACATTAGCTGTCGTAGACGGTGTAATTACTGCTTCTGTTATCGGTGCACCGCTACCACCGCTACCCCCTATTGTTGTTGATGTAAATGAGGACGGGCTACCTACTACTGTATTATTCCCAGAATATACCCATTGCAATAATGGATTAGTTGCAGACCCAGCGGTGCCGCTAGTAGTTCCTACAGCTGCCATTAATCTATATGTTTTATTTGGTTGTAATGTAATATTACCGGTATTAGAATCTAATGATATATCATTTCCTGTACTATTGCTAATAGTATTAAATACCAATGAAAAATCTGTTGGGCCGTATAAATTGCCGCCAGATATACCTATAGTAGCATTACTACTACGCATATAACTTGCAACTACCCCGGTATTAACATATGGTAATCCATTTGCATAGAATAACCCGTTTGTATAAAGATTACCAAAGTTGCCATTATAAGTAGACAAATAAGTTGCTACATTTGAATTTCCGTAAATTGGATTAGTTTGCAAAATAGCAATTGCAGAATTAGCAGCCGTTATATTTGCATTGATTGTATTGATCAGTGTTTGCTGGGTTGCGGCATTACTGGTCCATGCAGTTGTCACCGCATCTACATATCCCTTCATTGCAGTATTGGCAGTAACAATAGCGGCATTGGCTCCAGCTATATTGGCATTGATTGCATTGATTGAACCTTGCTGAGCAGTGGCATTTGCCTGCCATGCTATGTTGGCCGCTGCTATGTTGGCATTTGTAGCAGTGATACTGGTTAAGATTGTGCCAATATTGCCTTCGTCATTTTGTATGGCAGTGGCAATTTGCCCCAAGGTATCTAATATTGCAGGAGTGTTGGCTAATAGTGCAATCTTACTGTCCACATAGCCTTTCAATGCCACGTTGGCCGTAGTTACGTTTGCCACTGTGGCAAAACTGGTTTGTCCTGCAGGCCCTTGGTACGCGGTGCTTTGAACTGTGGTGTCGGCAAATACCACGTTTCCGGGCAATGTTAGATTGCCGAATCGATCAAAAGTCCAAGTTTGGCTAGAACCACCAACCCCGGCACTAGAGTTTAATTGCACATCGGTATTAGCATACATTACTGCAACATCTTGATCATTTAGATAAATTCCAGTCTGATCATTATAACCATTGGCACTAAACTGTATCTGGCCATCTTCAGCTGACCAAATGTAGCTGTTGCTTTCAAAACGGATATTGTTAACTGTTAGATTACCAATTGTAGCAGTGCCGTTCGCACTCAGCTGATATTGGAGTGATGTTACATTGCTAGATATGCCACTTATATTGGTGCCATGTATGTTGGCCAATAGTGCAGATATATTGGCAGTATTGCTTTGAATACCTTCAATAGCAACAACTACATTAGACACCTGTTGAGTTGTTGCCAGTGTGCTCATTCCGCCTGGAGTGGAACCGTCTTGCAGTCTAAGTGTTTGTAATCCTGTATCTACCAACAGTTCGCCCAGGGGGCCCACATAGTTAGAAGCCGCGGCAGTATTGCCACGCTTGATCAGGATTGTTGATATGTTGATTAAATTGCTCATTTACAGTGTTCCACCATCTAATGAGAATGTAGTTGATTCTGGTGGAGGAGTATAGGTAGTGCCATAATAAGCCGGCAATATTTCCAAATCTAGCGGAACTCCATAATTGTCATCAATGTACACCGGACTGGTTTGATCGGTACTGGTCACTGTTGTAGCAAAAGCCAACTTGTAAAAACGATTCTCCAAACTGTTTATGGTGTTAGCATCAAAGGTAAAATTTCCCAAGCCCTGCTGAATGTTGGCCCAAGTAACAACATAACTCTTTACTGTAACTTGATTTGTGGGATCCTGTATACTTGCAGTCACACTACTACCAGTTAGGTCAACACTTTTTTGGTCCTGATTGCGGACTATAACTTGTATGGGATTGTCAATTCCCTGATAAACTTTAATGGGACGTGAGTACACTTGGCGATTCCTTGTTGTAAATATCGTAGGGTCAAAAACCTGAACCTCGGCTGTGTTTGAATATAAATATGTTTTGACAGTGATCATTTTTATGGTCTTTAACATATTTAGCGAGAATCGTGGAAGAATATTACAAGCAACTACTAGCACAATATCCCTATCTCAGCCATATAACCTATGGTGGGAATGATTATATTGGTATCATTCAAAATTTTGATGAAGTTATTACTACACTTTATGACTTTGGCTCGTTAAAAGATCCAGAACTCAAGAAGATTTTCTTGGAACTTGGGGAAATGTGGTGGTGGGAAAGTAATAGATTAATACCTATTAATGTTTTTCTAAAACAGGATTGGGCTATCTTCAAGCCTTTTCTACGCACGATGAATAGCAAAGACGTAGAAATAAAAATAGGCCCTTATGTGAGCCTAAAAGAAATGGCAAGTACTCGAAGCAAACGTAAAAGTTTTACGCTAGTTCGCAAGATTAGTCAATAGATTCATGTGCACACAGACTAGATGTGCATAGGCCACAGCATGGCTCTTTTTAAAAGTATATTCCTCACTGGCATCCCAAATAGTTTCTGAGATCTTGCTCCAAGTTTCGCCAATCAAATGACGCTTACCCGGACGTATCAGTGCCAAGAACATGGCCATGCGAGGTATTGTAGTAACTGCCTCGGGGCATTTGATCAGTGTATCATAATGATTGCCAATGTGTATTAACTTACTACAAAAATCAGGATCATATAAGTTTTCCCAAGCAGGTTCTTGCGCCATTAAATCAGTTAAGTGTTGTTCGCTTTTTATCTGCGTATATAATGATACATTTAACAAGTCCAATTTCATATAACCAAAGTCTTCTGCTACTTTATGATCTATTGTAGCAATGCCTGTAAATGGATCTGTGGGAATATCTGTTACATAAACTCCAGTGTTGTGCTTGATTAATTTGCCATCGCGAACAATACCTGCAGGAGTATGTTTAAGTAATTTTAATGCATCTTCCCTATTAGGGAAATCAATATCAATGTCACTTTTGAATTTCATTTATTTTATTTTGAATAACTTTATCTAGCATTTTAACACTAATATAATCGGAAGAGCAAGTTAAAATTGTTTCTTTATTTTTTTCAGTCATTTTTATGCACTCAATTGATTCAAAAATTTCCAAATTATTGAACAACCATTGTATTGCATCAATCATCATTTTATATCTTAGACTATGGTCTAGTACTGAATCAAAAGATTGCAACTCGTCGGGTAATAAATTCCACGCGGTATTAAACCCTATTTCGTTGTATAACTTATTAATATTAGCGCCACCAATTGGAAAGGGCAAAGATTTTGCATAAAAACACTTAATAGCTTTTTCAGTTATTGTAAGTTCGTTATTCTGCCATCCAGATTCTGGAAAAATTATGCAAGAATATGTAAAATATTCAGGCATAATAAAATATCCTAAAGCTATCGTTCCATGTTTCTTTTCAACACCAATTGATACAGCGTCTAACTTATAATCTATTTTATTACTGCTAGGTAAATTGTGATCAGTGGATTGTTTATCTAGATAATTGCGAAATTCATTATCTTCTGCGGTCTCCCATATGGAAGGCATAATACTAGTAGCTGATGAATTTATGTTTGATAATATTTCAATATTTGGTAAGCGATTTATTAATTCTTTAAAAAAATAATTTCTATTAGCTCTGTTTACACCGTTTATTCCTATTATAGCATTTTTCTTTTTTAATTTACAATTGTTTAAATTTTCAAAATACTGAGGATAAAAATGTCTTGTGTAGTAGTCTCGACAAGTCATAATATTGTGCGGGAACCAAATATTTTTATTACTCAATTGATGGTCGGATGTTAGGTAACTATTAGTAATCAAATAAACATTATCTAATTTTAATCCTATCTGCATTATTTTATTAGTAACAAATAATGGTTCACCGCCATTACATAAAAATATTAAATCATATCCTTTTATATCTAATTTTCCAGGCATGTAATCAAATAGTATATTAATATCTGCCGCAGGTCCATTTATTGTCAATCCTATATCTGATTTATAATTCTTGCCAATACTTTGCCAATATGCATACAAAGCATCAAAAAGTTGTATGCCAATTCCGTGTTTTTTAGTATCTACGTTAATGTTCAATTTTTTCTACCCTTAATTTCATATATTCCTCAAATGTAGTTACTGGAATACCTTTGTACATTGCAGGAGTATAAGGAGGATAATACATCGCTCTAATAAATCTGTCAACTTGCACATCGTCCCAATCATTGAATGGTATATAGACTTGTAATTGGTCGGGTCTATAATTTAATTCAAACAATTTTCCAACCAATAATATACCGCTATGCCCAGTACAACTTAATGTAATTTTCATCACAATCCTGCTTTGCTCAATATATCCTTGACCCATTCTGTGTCAGCGAGATAGTCTTTAAATTTCTTTTGCCAAAAGTCTGGATCTATCCACGGAAGAACGATTTCAGTTTGCCCAGGATCCAATCTCTCAAGAAACTCAATACCACTGTCACAATTAAATACAATCCAAGGACTGATCCGCCCAGTACTAATATGGTAAACAATACGATTTGCGTTACCGTATCTAAAGTAATCACTAAAACCGTTTTTAAGTTCTGGATGTGCCTCTGCATACTCTGTCATTTCTGTAAGTGCACGTTCTAATGCATCTTGTGTTGCTTCTCGTTTTATATACTCTAATAGCCACTCGGTATATAACTTGTCACTGCACCAGTGATCTAATTTCTTATTGTTCTTTAAAAGCCAATCCGTAAAAGTAATAAAATTAATGCAGCGGATATTGACGCAATACCTACCAAATTTAACAAAGGCATTATAATAAGGACTCTTAGCAAAATCCTCGTAAGATTTGAGCCGAGCACTGCCTTGTGTAAATTCATAGAATCTGAGATACGCTTTAAGGCCCCACTGTACGCCTGTTTCATCTCGTTGCATATAGCGACGCTTGGCCTCACAGAGGTGCGCCAATAGGGTTGTTTCTTTTCTAAAAGGCTTTTCACAATATTTGCAGTTAAACTGTTCGCTCATGTTAAATTATTCTGTGTAATGTATTGTAACAGATAATTGTTAAGATGTATATAGTGCTCACCATCATAATGTTTGGCGTGTGGGGGCCACTGATCTTCAACCGAATTCCAAGTTGCTTTATTTTCTAATAGAAACAAATTGGAAATAAACTTATCCAGTGGGACTATTCCGGGTTTGTTTTCTATTAATTTGCGATAAAGAGGACTCACGGTATCAAAATATACTCCATAATTGGTCTCGCAAGAGTTATAGATACAATACTTTATATTTTTACTTGTCAAATAAGCAGTGAACATAACCAAATCACACATTTGTTGATCAATTGTTTTTAAATTGATCTCGTATTCGTATCTTGTACCAATATATCGGTCTATATCATGATTGGTTTTGTTGTTATTAAACTTTGGCTCTTGTGGAATATATCCGCTTTGTGTTCCTTGCTTTCTGTAGTTGACCCAATTGTCTAGATCTAGTTGGGGTTCTAGAAAGGCACCTTCAAATCTGTCCCAAAATGTAAGTCCGATTAGTACAAAATCCACAGGGTTACGTTCTACGTACTCTAGTGTGCTACGTATCAGTTGTCTATTACTGCGCCCGCCTTTGGCTATAGTTTCAAATTCAGTAAATCCCAGCTGATTGGCCAAGTGTCTAGCCAAATAGTAATTGGCACAAAAGCTACAACCATTTAATAAAAACTTCATGCCAAATTATTGTTAATATAGTTGTATAGGTATTCGTTTAGTACATGATGTTGTCCTGCTGGAGGGTGCTTTATATCATCAGGTACTGATTGTGGACCAATAAAATTCCCGGTGCCTTCATCGGGGCGAGCAATAACACCATTGGCATGCTGATAAGGCACTGCTCGCCATTTAAAGTCTCCAATAATATTGGGATTATTTTTAAATAACTGTAGTTTTGGATTATTAAGCCAACAAAAATACCCATCATCGGCTTGTTGATATACCACGCACTCATGGCCTCTTGAGTGTAGACTATCAATCATAGACAACACTCTATACATCAAGTCTTCAGTTCTGTCAGGTAAACTGTAAACTTCGGTCATTTGTTTAAAACGAACAAACTTCTCGCTTTCACTACGGTTCCAATAGTGTTCATATCTATCAGCATAGTCTTGATTTTGAGGATTTACCCAACGTCCTTCAAATTGATCTTCGTCTGGTACTTTGAGAATTGGCAATTCGTCTCTACTTACAAAGGTTAATCCAATAACGTACAAGGTTGGAGTTGCGGTATAACTGTGTTTTAATGTTGTACGTATAATTCTACTGTTAGCACTGCCGCCAATGGACAATGATTCAGTATTGGTAATATTTAATCTGTTTGCTAAATCTACATGCCCCTGGCCACGAGCATATACTTCCATATAACTGCAACCATTGACTACTAGATTATAATTCTTTTTTAAGTTGTTCATCTGTATATCCATGTGCTTTTGCTAATTCTTTTAAACTTTTTTTATCATTTAGCTCTGCTAATAGTTTAATTTCATCATCCTTTAACTCTGGGTATATGTTACGCAAAAATTTTTCTGCTTTGTTATTGTTGCCTTCTTTTTTCTTTGCCGCCAACCACTTGTGTGACTGTTTGCCCATGCCTGGACTTACTGTACTTGCAAGTAACCATTGAAACTTTTTATGTTGGGTGGCGCTTATATCAAAGAAATGTTTATTTAAACGCTCATTAGTACTCATTAAGTAGTATGCCTGAAGATCTGGATCACCTTCAACTAAACTGCCAAACCGTATCATTAAAAATGGCGAGAACTTTTTACGCTCATCTTCGGTTAAGTCATCAAAGAACTTGCGATTCTTGGTGTCGAACATGGCCATCTCGTATCCAATGTTTAATTTATCTATCATGATCTTTCTTTAGATTATAGTATACTATAGCACGGTCTAGTAGTTCTTGCAAGCCTTCATCATGCCGAGCCATTCTGCGTATCTGTCCCCACATTTGATCTTCTATTAGTTGTTCATGAAATGTTTTACCATCACTCATTATATCACTGTACAACTCACGTTTGGTGGTTCCCGTCATTCTTCTGTAAATAGTTTTACCTTTGTCTGGGCTTTCGAATATATCACTCATGCTACCAAACCTTACTGTAATCAATGACCTCGCTTTGTCTGCTAAGGTCTTTAATAAAATAGGCGCATAGTGGCTTAGGACCATCACTTAGTGGCACTGCCAATAGTTGGCCACTCTTTAGTTTGGGAAAGTACCACTTGACATCTTGGTATATGTCTACAATTTCTACTGTATAGAACTCAGGCCTAAAACTTGTCAAGGGATTAAAACAAAACACATTAAATCCACGATCATTTATACTGGTTAATGGCACCACTTCAAGATCACCAAAGTCTGGCTCACCAATTAACAATTGCCATCCCACTGGCATTTTAAGAGTATATTCGCCAATACGCAATACCAATGCTGGACTATTAAAACTTTCTAAAAATATTAAAGGCACATAAAAATAATCAGGATCTTTGGGATTACTGTTATCTAATACGCAAAAACGTATTTCGTCAACCTCATTGGGTATTTGATCCATTGCGTAGGAGGTATTGTCAAGTGTTAGTATTCTCATTTATTAATTTTTCTGCTTCTGGCGTCAGTATATACCTGCCATGGTCTCGGTACTGAAACCCGGCGATAACTTCGGCATGCAAGGGAAACCGAGCTAAGTCTAATGCTTCCCGTGCAAAGTATTCTATATTATAGTTGAAAGTGCTGGCAAAGTAAACCTTTGCGATAGAATTATTCATGTGTACTGTTTGATTCACAAACTTGTGATGTATGTGCCCATAGTCGCCATCTTCATAATGTGTCAGTATTAAGTCTGGGGCAAATTGGGTTATAGCAAGCGAGATACTATTTGCAGCATCTAAACTGCTCCAGGTTTTTAACTCACCGGCCAGTTGATCTGCATAATCATCTTGGAATCCTAGAAAATCTGTTGTAATATTTCTCTCATCCCAATAAGCTCGCATTTCTCTTGCACGTGGATCTGTGCTGGTATAAGTTAGGTATACAATATGCCAGTGCCACGAGGGAAAGTTATCAATAAAGGGGCGGGCAAATATAACACAATCATCAGGATGCGCTACAACACAAAGAGCTTTTACAGGTGCCATACTTCTTTTATTAATTTGTAGTAAGTGTCGGCTAGATAAACTTGTCCTTCGGGAAGTGTATGATACCCGGGATCTTTCATTTTGTTAGGCAGTTCCCACTCATTACTCGCATACGCAGGCGTTTGTTTAAAGTCCATGGTTAAATAGTGATCGGGCAATACCGAGGGAAATGCCTCACGTACATCATGACTGTTCCAAATAGTGTTGGCAACTAACAAGAAAGGAATTCCTGCATAAAACAATTGCATAATGCCATCACGAATAATCCACTTGTCTTGTTGTAGTTTCCATTGACTATCATACAAGTGATTGATATATTGCTTTACTGCCGCTTGTGTTGCTTTATCAATTTTGCCACTGCGATAGGGATGATCGTAGCCTTCTACCAGACTAAAGATAGTCTCGCAAATCATTCTATAATTGTTATTGCCATAATTTACATTATCTATACCAGCGGCAGGATCGTATCCAATACCGTGATTCTTTTGTAAATGCTTTTGCAAGTCACTGGCCCAGCCTTTGTTTTCGTTCGCTGGAGCCACATAGGGTGCTGCTCCTGCAGGTATTTCTATACGATCATGAAAGGTAGGGCCTATAATTGCAAATGCGGGACGTTGGCGAATCACTTCGTCTATTTGTACACGTATTCCACCGTTACTGCATCCTTGACGTGCAAGTATTTCTACTTCCCATCCCAACTTTTCAGCCAACACTTCGCCAAAGGCTGTTCCCGGCAATTCCTTGCTTGGTGCGGAGAAACTGTCGCCACATACAATTAATTTGTTTACTGCCATTCTACCTTCTCTATGTTTTTATTTTACAAAATTTAACATGCCTGTATGTTACTGTTTTTAAAAAACAATGCGGGCATTCATCTATACGTGTCTGGGAGCCTTTTGGGCCTCTCATACTTTTGCTCATCTTTATTTTTGTTTCTTCGTTGTGTTGTTTGCCGGTCATTCCGGATTTATGCCCTTTTTTCCCCTCGCTGACTTTTTTACAAAAGTCAGCTGACATTTTTCTACCTTTTATAGTTAGTGATCGTTTTCTGTTAGATTCTTCCGAATGTACAATTCCTGTAATGCCTTTATTCCAAGGAATTTGACCTTTGCGCTTATCTGACATTTTTTTTCTAGTAGACTCAGAGTGCTTTTTGCCGGTCCTTGCCTCGGAGATCGTTTCTCTAATCTTTTTATATTCCCACGACGTAAATATTCTTTTTTGGCCAGGTGCAGTCTGAATAAATTTTCCTACAGCAAATTTCATTAAATTATTATGGTACCCAGTTGTCATCTTAACTAATAATAAATGACAGACAAAATGTTCTCTTGCTGTTAATTTTACTATATTATCAGAATTGTCACTACCATTTAGACTACGAGGAATAATATGATGTTTTTCATTGTACCCTCGGGGTTCTCTCGTTAATGCCTTACTAATGATTGCATTGTACCATTTAGTATATTTGTTACCTAAAAATTCTATTGCCATTCAACTTTCTCCAGAGAATAATTATATTTAGCTTCTGTGTAAAACTTTTTCCTCTGTGTCAAATGTCTTTTTGCAAATTTGCAGGTGCTGGTTATATCCCAGATCTCTACGTGGTCCTTGTCTACAGCTTTTCGTATACCTCGTCCAATGCTTTGTATAACCCTAACAAAGCTCTTTCCGGGTTCCACCAGAACCAGATTAAAAATACGAGGGATATTAATACCCACTGCGGCCACACCGTAAGTCGCCACAATAATCTTGCCAGTAGCAGTCGCCACAGCGTCGTATTCTTCTTGCCGTTTTGTTCCTTTAGTTGCTCCACTTACAAATACCGCCTTATCACCTAAATATTCTACTAATAATTTACCTGTTGCTACTCGATCTACTAGCACCAAGGTATTCCCTGTGTCGTTAACTTTGAGTATTAAATTCCTCATATACGTTAACCTGCCTGTGGTCTCTAACAAGTATTTTAATTCCTGTTGGTATTCTTTATACTCAACGTGATCGATCAACTGTACAATATTAACATGACAATTTGCAAGGTGCCCTGCTTCTTGAAGATCACTAGCACTCAGTCGCCCAACTACCGGTCCCAGACTACATAGTATACTTATCTTCGCATGTTCCTCCTTAGGAATTGTTCCAGTCAATCCCCAGCGAATTGGTACGTGTGCAAATACCGTTGTGAGCAAAGTTTTTAGCGCATCGGCTTTGGCCATGTGTACTTCGTCTACCATGACACAAACCACACCCTCAATAAAGTCGCCAATTTCAACTTCGGCTTCTCCACTTTTTGTAGTCTTCATCATGTTGTTCAAACTCTGCCAAGTACAAATAGTATGCGTTTTATTGTATTCTTTTCTATCCCCAAAGTACACCCCAACATCAAGTCCTAGATTGATGTAGTCTGTTTCGGTTTGCGTTACCAAACTTTTGTTGGGCACAATAACTACACTTCTACCATATTTTTCTACGCTCCGGCTCAAGGCAGCAGTCATAATTGTTTTACCAGCACCAGTTGCTACTTCTTGTACACTCTGACGATTTTGCAAAAAATTATTCAAAATCTGTGGCTGATAATCACGCAAATAAATGGGCTCTCCCTCCTTGGGGTGTCCCTTGGGCCACTTTTTGTCCGAGAATGTGTCTTCAGTTATGGGATCAAATTCAAATACTGTACTATAGTCACGCCGATCTTCTAGTTCAACATCATAATTCAAATTCTCAAGATGTTCTAGTATCTCTGGTAACAAATTAATATAAGTGCTACCACCTAGCTGAAAGAAACTGACTTTGCCGTCCCAACGTCCTAGCCGCACCGCTGGCTGATAACGAGCACCTGGAACTTCGTATTTGAACTTGTCTACTAGCTTTTTACGTACAGATACATCAAGTCCTTCTAGTTTGACATTGACTTCGTCACGTATTATTAATTTACAAGTCTGCAAGTTTTTCTACCTTATTTTCTGCTTTTTTATTATACACTTCTGCAGCACAATATACAATCTTTTCTGCATTTTGTACCATTAGGTTTTTGTCTCCGCCATACATCATGCCTGCACTACTAATTAGTAAAGGAATCTTTTGAGTAATAACTGGAACTACCACGTGCACATATTTAAATCCATCACCCCAATTACGAGCCTTTACTGTGCGAGGAACTTCAACTACACCTTCTCTGAGGCCGCGCATCTGTGCCAATAACTTTCCACTTAGATCTGGTTCGTAAACTACAACAGGCCAACGTTGCATGGTGTCTGCGTAGTCTAGCACACTTGCTAAATTGTCGTTGATTGTACTTGGATCTAGTTTTGTCTCACGAGTGGTTGCTAAATTGTAAAAACGCGGAGTACTGTTTGCAACTATCATGTCAGCAATCTTACGACTAACAGTATACCCCATTACTGCGCTCATGTCCACTAAACGTAATAAATTATCTAGCTCAAATCCACCCATATGAGTGATTATGTACTCACGCAAAGACTCTGGGCAGTTTGTAATGTCTAATACGCCATCATTGATAACTAACTCAATGGCATATGGCACTGCTTCTACTTCAGCGATTAAACTGTTTAATCTAATTATCTCTGGAGAGATTTCAAAATTGTTTTGTTCGGCCCAAGTTGTGAGCCAAACCAAATTGTACTCGGTTAGGGCAAAACTCCACACTTTGTTTTCTTTGTCCCACTCGCCATGACCTTGGCTTTCTTTTCTAAAATCACGCAAACCGTCAATTAGCAAATTATTAAATGGAAACACCACTGTTATTTTATCATTAACAACATCAAGTTTGCGAATATAATCCATTTTACGCAAAGGTAAGCGCCAGGTGACACGGTCCTCAACTGGGCTAACATCCACGCCTTTTGTGGCCAATTGTCGCTTGTACTTTAATACGATCTTGACCGCAAGATCTCCTTGCTTTTCAGTTAAAGCACGACCTTCACTAGCAGTTGTGCTCATACTGTTTAGTACGTCAGTATCATACCTTGCCAAATTGACTATGGGAGTAAAATCATTGAACCAAGTATTGGGTTTGGTTTTTAGTGTCGCAGGATCTTTAATTCCTGCAATGACTTCTAAATAATCTTCAACTGTGGTATATTTGTTCATAGTGTATTATAACAGTATTTACAAATTGTGTCAAAAGAAAAAGCCCCAATTGGGGCAAAAATTATGCCGTACCAAGTATATTTTCTAACCATTCTCGACACTCTGGCCATGTTCGGTATACATGTGCTCTACCACCTGCGGCAATAAATTCATGACAGTTACTGCTTCTATCATCAATTAGTATGTCCTTGTCGCTTTGGCAATGTCTGTACTTGTCAAAACTGAATGGTCCAAAGAAAACAGGTATGCCGGGAAAATGTCTATCGGCCCAAAACACTTTGTCACTTGCGGCCCAGGGCACACTGTAGTCATGTGGCAGTGCAGTCAAGAAGGCCAATTTAACTTCAGGATGTTTGTTAGCATACGCCCTACACCACTGCACCAATTCTTCTGCACCCTCTTTTAGTGGCAAGTCTCTATAGAAACGTTCCTTGGCTTTGACTTTGTTCCAATCACTATCCGGAATACGTTCGCCATAGTTCCAATTGCGTTGCACCAAACGTCGTGCTTCGCCCATCCAGTCGGCTACAACGTCATCCATATCGAGGTAGATGGTCATTTGTGTCATACTACTTTACCCAATGCGGCATAGATTAACTGATCCAATTCTCTGTCAAACGCTTGACCTTGTCTACGCTTTAGCCAAATTGTTTCCAGTAGTTGTTTAGTATCGCCATGTGTGCTAACAACAAGACCACGTGATTCTATTTCTTCTAGTAAATCATCATCATCGAAATCGGTTAATTCAACATCAATTTCAACTTCTTTATATACTGTTTTCGACATTTTATTTCCTTTTTAATGTTCTCCACGCCAATCCGTACCAAGGTTCAAACTCTATTTTCTCATACTGGTTATATGGCCCTGATAGTAACAATCGCATCTCCCACCACTCATTATTGGTATCTCGATACACCACAAGCACCTGTGATCCAAATTTCTGAAACATCTTCATCATGACTGTTTCGGCATCATTGGTTATTGTACGTTCATTGGGGCCACTAGTATCCTCTAAATACACGATGTTGTTTTCGGCGTCATATTCCGTAACACAAAAACTCAAGATTCAACTCCGAAATGTTGTTGGATTGCTTGTTTAAGATGGGCGCCTCTAACCTTGTCAGGATTGTTCCAGTAAGTGTTGTAGGCAACTTCACCACATTCCCGAACAAGCAACTCGGCAAACTTTTCTGTTGCTTGGTGTGAATTTCCCACTCGGCTACTGGGACCTAATAGTCCAGCCTGTTCAGCAAGTTGTCCAATTCGTTCGTTCATCATTCAACTCCGAAATGTTCTTCAATCTGATTCGTAATGGTTTGTAAAAGTTTAACACCATCCTCGCCACCAATCATGTTTTCTGGGTATGCTTGAAAATAACTACTGGGTCTGACAAAAGTTAAACATTCCTGGATCAATAACTCGGCGAACTTGTCCTTTAGTTTCGATAACTGTGCAGGGGTCAGCATGGTCCAGGTTTCTGGCACAGCCTGATCCAAAGCCTGCCCAAACAGTTTTTCAATTCGTTCGTTCATTTTTTCTTACCAACTTGAATTGTAAAATACTTTCAAGCCCACAAACAATTCAGCACGTGCGTTTTTGATAAACTCCAAGTCCTGTTGCCGATAGTACTCGTCTGCGGGATTGCCAAAAAAGAATCCTGTGGTACTGGGCAGTTGATTGTCGAGTATTGCTTGTTCCAACAAGTCAATGTCCTGCCAAGTCAACTCGAGTTCAACGCCGTTGAAACTATCTACGTCTCCACCCTTGCTACGATATAACTGTTCCATCCAACCGTGTAAGTTGGGGTGCTTACGCCAATAGGCCAGTTCTCTAGGTTGGGTTGCAGTCCCGTTGGCATTGACTTCTTCATAATATTCTTCTTGTGCCCCTGGCTTGGTAGCAACATAAGCATACATGTCTAATCCCATTTTACATCTCCACTAAACGAACGATATCAGATTGTTTAACTGATAAAATATTGCACACTTCGCCCTCAAACACCACAGGCAAGTCTGTGAGAATCATAACCAAAGAACCCACCTCACGTTGTACTGTGCCTATAAATGGAACTTTTTCCTTACGGCCAAATACTCGATCACCATAGAGAAATTTTGGCTTAGGTGCGTCCTCGTTTTTGCGTTCAAAATAATCAGTCAGGCTGGCCATTAAAGTACTCCTCTGCTAGTTGTCGTGCTTCTTCAATATTCTTTGCAGGCACTGTTACAAAGGCTTGGTCTCGTAATACATGCATGTTATAGGGCACATATCCAGGCCAGGTAAAGTCTTCAGGTATTGAAACCTGTACTTCAAATTCCTGTACGCCTTTAAGGCCAATTTGAATGTCGTTTAAAAAATCTTGTGAGTCCATTATCGAGGCTCCGTTAGTATCAACAAAAGTGCAGCAAACATTGCTAACCAAAAATGACCGGCAAATATTAGTATAATAGGAACGAACCAAAGCCACATTATTCTTCTGCCTGTGGAAGTGTGGCTTCTAACAATACAATCAGTGCACGAACAGTGTCCCGGGTCATTGTCAGTGTCATCGAAGTATCATGTCCGACTCGTAATTGTGTTCTACCATCGGTAGTGATTCCTACCATAAAGCCAACTGCGGTGTTTTCATTTTCCATATGCGGTACCTTTAACGGAGCAATTTCGGGGATTGGGGGTAGTTCTATTTTGCGTCTAAACATCTTTGATTTGTCCTTGCAGTTCTGATTCTAATGTGTTTATTATAGCATCAAGTTCAGCGATTGTCTGTGCTTTTAATGCAACAGTTTGTTCTAAATTCTCAATCCAAAGTTGTTGATTCGCTATTGTTTCTCGGTATTGGGCAAGCCTATCGCCCGCAATAGTTACCAACAACATTAGAGCCCCTAGCATTAGAAAAAATACTATCATACTGGAAGTACACTTGCTAACCAATAGCCAAAATAAACTAAAAAGATTCCGGCAATGCAAAACATTATTCCTGCCATCAGTAATAAAAAAGGTATCAAGGTATCTTGTTTCATTCTGGTACTCCTATATCTAAATCTTGACTCACCATATCTACCATGCTGCTATAGCAAGTGGGGCAAAATGCTACAGGCAGTATACCAAAGTAACCTAATACCCCGCCCTCGTCTTCGGTAAACTCACAACTGCACACCGAACACTTGTGTGTGTCGCCAACATGTTCAAAGCCTTGTATCATTCATCAACTCCAAAATGTTTCTTAATCAAATTGTATGCTTGGCCACGACTAACCATATCACGCAACATAGGGCTTAATGCCACGCCACATTCCCTTACAATCAACTCGGCGAACTTGACGGGATCCAACTCACCTGCCACATAGTCGCCATTGCCTTCTAAAATGGTTGCTTGGTCATACAGTTCTATAAGACGTTGGTTCATTCCACACTCTCCGTCATGTAATGAACCACAGTAAAGCCTTGCTCACGTGCTTCGTCGGCTTCGTATTCGGTATCAACTGTAAACAACAACAAGTCGCCTTCATAAATTTCCCACATCGTCATCTCCTGGTAAATTAAAAAGAATAAGGACTTATTGACATTGCCTTATTGTAAAGAGTGCCCTAGCACTCGGAGTTAGCCTTTCAACAAACTTGTTCTAGCAAAGCCTTCCCACTTTGCAGGGAACGCCTTACGCAATTCAGCAATCTTGATCGCACTACGTAAACTGATAACTTCGCGCAATTTTGTTGCATTAGCAGTCAAGAACTCAACAACTTCGTTCTTAGCAACTGCGTCTAAGTCGTACTCGTCGAGCATGCCATCTGCAATAACCTGTTTGATACGCAACAACTTGTCACGTAAACTGTTGATTGTTAGATCCACATAGTGGCATCTAGATTGCAATGCCTCCAAGTGAGGCTTAAGAGTTTTACTCTTGCACTCTGTGAAGTTGATGTTAGTGATAAAGATTACAGCACCCTTGAAAGTAAAACTATCTGGAATACCTTCTCTGCGTAAACTGTGTGACTCCGACAACCAGCTAATTTTACGATTCTTACCTGTGTCCAATGCGCCTTTTAGCAAGTTAAGAGCAGTTTGATCATAAAAGATCTCGTCACAGTCATCAAATACAACAACTGAGTTGGCGTCACTATATTTGTAAAGAATTTGATACAGGCCTAATGCGGTAGCTGAACCTTTTACAACTTCGGCTCTTAGACGCTTGCCTGCAATCTTGTCGAATAGTACTGCCTTCTCAACAACTTGCTCAACACCAAAACTCTTGCCTACGCCCGGAGGGCCACTAACAATCATAGCACGAATGTCGCCGTTAGTGGCAGCAGTTGCCATTTGATCCAGGATCTCGAAACGCTCTTTGATACGAACCATTACTTGTTCGTCAGTCTCGTCGACTGCAATTGCATCTGCAACGATCTCGGGAGTGGCCACTGTGTCAGTGCCGTTAACAAATTGATAGCTCATTGGACCCTCTACATTGATACGAATTACATCGCTAAAGCCGGGAAATGTATCACCGTTTTTTACAGTGACATAACCGCCCTTAGCACCTTGTTTATACTGCTCAACTAACTCAAACACTAGACCTGCACAATCGTTTTTACGATAGTTACCGGAAACAATTTGAACTGTACTCATTGCTAACTCCTTTTTATTTACTATACTCATATTATAGCAAAATTGTCATTTCTGGGCAAATTCACTGTTGTGCAAAAACAACATACTCGCGTCCAGCTATTTCGTAGCCGTGATCAGCATTGCCAACCACCACAAGTTTTTTACCACCGGCCGTGATGTAACCATACTCGCCCGTCGCATAAACGCCATTGGGATCGGGTACAAGGGTAACCTGGCGATTGATTTCGCAGAATCCATGTGTCCATGTGGACAGTTTCTGCTTGAAGTATTTGTCATTGTCTCTTTGGGTTACAATGATTTTTGCCATCGCCAACTCCTTGTTACTTACTATACTCATATTATAGCGTCTTTGCCATTTCTGGGCAAACGTGGTGTTGTGTTTTTACAACAAGTTAACTTGAAAATCAATCGTTTTAGCGATCATTTTGTAGTCGTATGCACGAGTTTGTCCGCCAAACCCCTCAATTTTTTCACGAGCTATAACTTCTAAAGCATTCCAAACTGCTGCTCTTTGTTCGGTAAAACACATATTGGTCATGCCCTCAACTGTGGTCACAAAGCCCACACCGTTTACGATCACACGAATCTTTTGACTGTTTTTGAGACCGGGGACAATTGCTTTTCTACGCATTTTTTAACTCCTTATTACTTACTATACTTCTATTATAGCAAAATGCTCATTTCTGAGCAAATTGCTTGTTGTTATTTTGCAACAAACTGTACGTCTGCAAAATTGTACTTTTTACGCATAGATTCTACTTGCAAAGGTACAAGTTCTGCATTAAAAGATTCTAGCGGAATGTGCATACGATACGGAGCTGTAGTAACTTTAATTGCACGATATGTATCTGCAATTAAGAGATAGTTAACAGGCTCATCGCTATAAGGACGCTTTACGAGCACAAGTTTTACAAAAAGAGTTGAGGGGGAAATTGATGTGTAACGCATTACTAACTCCTTTTTATTTACTATACTCATATTATAGCGACTTTGCCATTTTTGGACAAATTGACGGGTGCATAGAAACAACAAAGAAAAAGCCCGCCGAAGCGGGCTGGTTAGTGTACACTAACTTTACATCATGTTAGGCATTTGTGGCTGAGGATTGTTTGGATCTTTTGGAAGATCATAAATCGCACAATCGGTAGTCAACAATAAGCCTGCAACACTTGCGGCATTGACCAATGCGGTTTTTGCAACCTTGGTTGGATCAATAACACCAGCAGTCATCATGTCACAGTACTCGCCTGTTGCGGCATTGTAACCATAATTGCCTTTTCCACTTAGTACTGCATTTAGCACAACATCAGCACTTTCGCCGGCATTGCTAACAATTTGGCGTAGTGGCTCTTCCATTGCACGTAATACAATTTTGATACCAGCAGTTTGGTCATCGTTGTCGCCAACTAGATTTGCAATTGCTTTTTGTGCACGTACTAGAGCAACACCGCCGCCAGGAACAATACCATCTTCTACTGCTGCTTTGGTTGCATGAAGTGCGTCATCAATACGATCTTTCTTTTCTTTCATAGCAACTTCTGTAGCAGCACCAACGCGGATAACTGCAACACCGCCAGCCAATTTGGCCAAACGTTCTTGTAGTTTTTCTTTGTCGTATTCGCTAGTGGCCTCGTCGATTTGTGTACGAATAGCACCAACACGAGCCTTAATTGCTTTTTTGTCTCCTGCACCATCAATGATAATAGTATTTTCTTTAGAGACTTCAACCCGGCCAGCCATGCCCAAATGTTCAGCAGTTGTGTTGTCTAGTGTTAAACCTAGTTCTTCTGCAACCACTTGTCCACCAGTTAGGATAGCAATGTCTTCTAGCATAGCTTTGCGTCTGTCGCCAAACCCTGGTGCTTTAATAGCACAAGTCTTAACAGTACCACGCATATTGTTAACTACCAGGGTAGCTAATGCTTCGCCTTCTACATCTTCAGCAATAATAAGCAAGGGCTTGCCGGCTTTGGCAACTGCTTCCAATACAGGAATCATGTCGCGGATGTTAGAAATCTTTTTGTCAAACAATAAAATAAACGGATTGTCTAGTTCTACTGTTTGCTTGTCTTGGTTATTGATAAAGTATGGGCTTAGATATCCACGATCAAATTGCATACCTTCAACAACTTCAAGTTCGTCATGTAGGCTCTTACCATCTTCAACAGTGATAACACCTTCTTTACCAACTCGATCCATTGCGTCAGCAATCATTTTACCAATGCTGGCATCACTGTTAGCAGAGATAGTGCCAACTTGAGCAATCTCTTGACTTGTTTTACAAGGCTTGGAGATTTTGCTTAGTGCATCAACACCTGCAGCAGCAGCCTTGTCGATACCACGTTTCAAATCCATTGGGTTAAGCCCGGCGGTAACATACTTCATACCTTCTTTAACAATACTTTGAGCAAGTACTGTGGCAGTAGTTGTACCATCGCCCGCATCAGTGGCAGTCTTGGAGGCAACTTCCTTGACCATCTGTGCGCCCATGTTTTGCAACTTGTCTTTGAGCTCAATTTCTTTAGCAACTGTAACACCGTCTTTGGTAACACTAGGGCCACCAAAACTGCGCTCAATTACTACATTACGGCCCTTAGGACCTAGTGTTACTTTAACCGCATTGGCTAAAATATTAACACCTTCAACCATTTTTGTACGGGAATCATTCCCGAATACTACTTCTTTTGCAGACATTTATATCCTCCTTATTTGATAATAGCTAGTACGTCTTCTTCTTTGAGGATTAGTAATTCCTCATTGTTGACTTTGACAGTTTGTCCAGAAAACTTTCCAAACAGTACACGGTCATTGACTTTAACGTCAAGTGCTACTAGTTCCCCGTGTTCGTTGCGTTTGCCTGGGCCAACTGCAAGTACTGTGCCTTGATCAGCTTTTTCGGCGGCTGTGTCTGGTATTACGATGCCACCCTTAGTTACAGCTTCACTGTCAACTCGGCGAACTACAACCCTATCAGATAGCGGTCTTAGATTCATCATATGAAACTCCTTTGTTTAAAATTAATGTGTATTATATAATAGAAAAGTAGATCTGTCTACGACACAATCTACATTTTTATTTATTTTTGATGGAAATTTAGCCAAAGAAAAGCCACTCAAAAGTGGCTATATAATTACGCCGATTTGTTTTCTAGAACAAACGGTGTTGGTGCTGCGGGAGGTGTTGTTGCAATTCTTACTGCCTCTTTAACTTGGGCTATAACATCTACGCCCACCGCAGGTATTGCTCCTGCGCCTTGTGCAAAAATTGTTAATTTTTCACCGCCACCTGGGGGTTCATTTTTTACAACATCAAACAAAACAGGAAACGTACTCATTCCATGTGCGCTAACTCTTGCGCCATGCTCTTGATTCTCATTAACATAAAAAATATCAATATCAAGATTGGTCGCGTCAAGCCAAGTTCTTAATGCTAGATATTCTTCGCCATCTTTAATATAAATGTATACCATAATATTTTCCTACTATAAATTTATTTACCAAATTTAAAAATACTGACAGTTTGTCCTTGGAAAAAAGCACTCGTTTTGCTGTAGTGGTTTAATCTTTATTGTTTCAAGTACAGTACTTTTACCTAGGCCCATTGCAAGACTATAAACAAAATTTTGGTTTGCTACCACTAGATCTGCGCCAGCAACTATACCTGCAAGCTCCAAAAAGTCGCCTACGGGACGATAAGGGATATTAACTTTGGTTGAGTTAACATAATCCTCGTGTTCACTTTTGGTTCCTACAAATATGCCATTGTTTTCTAGATCAGCATCTTGAGCCATTTGCATGTGAGTAGCAGTAGCCATTGGCTCTGTGCTACGGTATCTAGCAGTTCTGCTCACCACAATTGGTTTTGTTTTAATAGGGTCTGCTTCCAACCACGGAGTGTCATAATCACTCATTGTAAATGGTAGATTAAATGCAAGGTGGTAGGCCTGTACATAGTTGCCTTCAAAACCTCTAAACAGTGTGCCCCTAAACCGGTCCAAGTCCACATCGGGCTCGGGTGTGCCCTGTGTCCATGTGCCCGAGTAATGTATGTAGGATTGACGATTAAGTAATGGCTTTAACCACTCGTAGTCTTGGTAAGTAAATCTACCTCGGTGTGCGGGATCAACTTCATCGGGTCTGTATCCATATTGTGCAACACAATTTTCAATATTATTAAGTGCAACTAAAAATACGGCATTATTCTCCACGGCCATTTTCTTAACTATGGCAAGACTATAAATTAAGTCGCCTAGTGTTCCCGAATGTCTATATGTTTTCATAATGTTTTTAGTATTGCCGATGCTATTGCACTGGCATCAAAGTTTTTGGTACAGGGAAAATTGGTTTTTTCACAAACAATTTGTCTAATAGGTCTAGCTTGTCTATCATTGCATCCTGCACAATCTTCTTGAGTTTGTATTGCAGTCGCATTATACATATAGTCACGTCGTCTCTCGGGCATGATACGCTCAGGCAGTAGATGTGTTAACACTCCAATTATGTGTGTTCGACTTGCAGCCGCACACCAAAACGGGCCGCTGTCAATGCCCACGAAGCACTGTGCATGGTCACACAAGGCTTTTATCTGTTGGCTAGTTCGGTTACGTGCATCAATGAAATTAGGGTGTTCAATGTAGTGATCGGTAGCACCGCCCACACAAACCACTTTGATGTCAGGGCGTTGTTCAAACACTTGAGCAAATACGTCAAACCAAACTTGTAAATCAATATTTTTTGCTTGCCAATGCCAATTGCGTAAATGAACCACAATGTAGTTGCCGTCAATGGCCGTAGCATCTTCTGCGGTATCAAATAGCTCAACACTTTTATCAAGTTGCATACCACCAAACACATGATAATAGTAACTGTCTAAGTAACTGGTATAACTGTTGTACTCGTATGCATCATCTAGATTATAGTAAATGTCATAACGATTGTTTACAGGAGGAATTTGGTCCACTGGAAACACATTTCTAATATGTGGATTGTTTTTATATACTCCAGCATAGTCTGTAGCCACATCAATATTTGCGTTGGATCCATATCGTTTCTTTAATTCTCTTACTACTCCAGTGGTCATAATAACATCGCCAATACTGGCACGACGTTGCACTAGTATATTCAATGGGTTGGCTAATTTAATCACTTACTACTGCTCCATTGGGGCCAATGTTGCCTTCAAGTCCCACTTTGGCGACTTCTAGTATCAAGTCGGCAGGCAAGAACTTGTAGAGCATGTGCTCAATGTCACAGTAACCACCTTGGCTTAAACGTTCGGCCATGTAGTTGAGTCCTGCATCATATACTTCGTCCATGATGCGTTGTGTGATGTTTGCTGGCCAACTCCAAAGTCGGCTCATGTATTGATATTCCACCAGCGTAACTGCATGAGGAAATTGACTTGTGTGTTTGTGTGTTGTAACAATACTGTGCGGAGCCATAACGTATTGTGCTGGATCAAAGTTGTCATTTAGTCTATAACGTCCCGACATTTTGAATACACGGTCAACGTCATCAAATAAATTATAATCCAAACAATGTTGCAATGCACGTCTAAAGCACATTACTTCTGTGGTATTTTTAACCACGTCCCAGTTGTCTGATACAAATATAGCCTTAACATCTTCATCATCATTGTAGCTGATAATTTCATCCACTTCAGCTTTAAGAATTGTTTCCTGTTCTGCGGTTAGTGGTATGGCACTACATTCTACTAAAATAATTTGAGAGTTGGGTGCGTATTTTTTAATACTGTTTGTTGTTTCCAGCGTTTGTTTGAGTCTAGTGTCTGTGTCGTAAACGCCAAACTTGGTGTTAATGGCGCTGGTTACCATGAATGCGAATTTGTGTGTCATAGTTGTTAATTATAAGGATATGGTGGTAAGAAGTCAAGAGCATTTGCAACTGGATTAGCCAAAACCCAATTTTGATATTTGGCAGTTTGCATTTGCTTGGGAAAGTAGTTGTCAAACTCAACAATTTTATACTGATTGGTACTTGAACGATCCCATTCTTTGCCTTCTTTGATGCTGGCTTCTACATCAATTTGAGCAATGAAGTCGGGCCTATTGACTTCTTGATGACTGAAGTTTTGAGCTTTGTCTATGAGCATTTCTTTGTTTCCCAAATAGCCAAAATGCCACCCAGCATGTTCAACAAGCTCACATCCCTCATTGCTATATTGGTAAGGGGAGCCAAAGAAATTAAATCTTAATCCACGTAGTGTGTTGGGATCAATTTCGTCAAATACAGTTTTACGTGCAGCCATTGCCCAAACATCATACTCACCGGGATGGACTCGCATATAATTAAATTTAAAATTATACAATGGCATACGCAATGCAAATATTGTTTGCTCACTGCCGCGCATTTTGTCAATTGCCTCCGGACGAGGAATTTCGTCACAGTCCGAAATAATAATGATGTCATCGGGTTCAGCATCTACAATACCTCTCAATATTGAATTGCGTTGATGATTTTCATTGACCCAAGGATTAATACTGTTAGGCATGTCGTCTACTTGGATATAAGTTATTTTGTCTGCGTACTCGGGATAGTTTGCAATATCAAAGTTCCAGGGTTTGGCATTATTTGTAAAGGTTTGGTTAGACTCTACAATGACAAAGCGATCCACTTTCGTGTATAATTCAGCTAAACGGATAGCAAGTAAATCAAATTCGTTATAAAATGTAAAACAATCGTATATTTTCATTGAGTATTTAAGCACGATAAATACTTGACATAAAATTTCAAGGATACCATGCACGCCGTAGCTTCAATTAATTTGGATAATTACCAAGACCTCGCTGACTTAACCGACGCACCCAAACAAGAATACTGTGATCGTTATGGATACAAGTTTTTTGTTCTTAAAGAAAAAAAGTACAGTGAATGTATGGGCTTTAACAAAATTGGGTTCGTACTTGATTTATTTGAGCGGTATCCGGACATAGACTGGTTGTTATTTTCAGAATGTGATGCTACAATCACTAACTTAACCATTTGTATAGAAGATAAGATTGATAATGACTATCACATTATTATTCCTGTTGATAGATTAAACATTAATGCTGGAAATTTCTTGGTACGTAATACAGAACAAGGACGTGCATACTTGCAAATGATTATGGCAGCAGAGCCCGCTTATCGAGATCATGAATGGGCCGAGCAGCAGGTTATTATTGATACTATAGACGAATACATTGATATAGTTAAAATTGTTCCGCAAAAGTATATGAATAGTTATATACAAGCTCCATATGACTATTGCGATGTACGCACAGACGTATTGGGCAATAGTGGGGAGTGGACAAGTGGAGATTGGATAGTGCACTGGCCAGGATTGCATAAGCCATTGCGTATGGATCAAGCACAAAAAATGTTAACACAAATAGTTAGATGAAAATATTAATCACTGGCACCACAGGCTTTTTGGGACGTAGCCTCCGAGAGCATTTTGTAGATCAAGGACACCAAGTTATAGAATATCGCCGCGGTAGCGTTGGTCTTGACAATATTATACATGGACATACTCCTGATGTAATGATACATTGCGCCGGGGAAATATATGAGGCTAAAAATATGTTTCGCACCAATGTTGAAATGGTACAAGGCATACTTGAATCAATCAAATCACACAGTCCAAAAACACGGCTAATACAAATTGGTAGTAGTAGTGAATATGGGCCAATGCCAAGAGCAAGTGCAGAAACAGATAGAATCAATCCACAAAACTTGTACGAGGCCACTAAAGGTGCCGCTACGTTACTATGCCAAGGCTATGCTAGGCAGTACAATTTAGACGTATGTGTGGCAAGAATTTACAGTGGTTATGGCGCCTATGAGCGCGAAAGACGCTTGTTTCCCACACTATATCGCGCCTTTTTTCAAGACGAACCCATGGAACTTTATGACGGTGTTCACGATTTCATTTATATAGATGACTTTGTTCGTGGCATAGACATATTGGTTAACAAAGGATTTGTGCAAGGCGATATCATTAACTTTGGTAGTGGTGTGCAACACAGAAATATTACTGTATTAAAAATATGGGAAATGGTTACCGGGCACTCTGCTCCAGTAACCTATCACAATCGCTATTTACGTGCACATGATACTACATTTTGGCAGTGCGATACTGCTTATGCCGAAAAGCAATATGGATTT